AATGAAGCGTCGTAAACCCATTAGTCAAGACTACATGCTCAACATTGAACCACTAACTGATAATCAGAAGGTGATGTTTGATGCATGGGATGAAGGTAAAATGATCTATGCTTATGGTGTTGCAGGTACAGGTAAAACTTTTGTAGCTCTGTACAAAGCACTCAAGGAAGTATTAGATGATTACTCACCATACGAAAAGATCTATATTGTTAGGTCTTTAGTAGCAACTAGAGAGATTGGTTTCTTACCTGGCGATCATGAAGACAAGTCATCGTTGTATCAGATACCATATAAGAATATGGTACAGGCAATGTTTGAAATGCCAGATGACAATTCGTATGAAATGTTGTATGATAATCTCAAGGCACAAGAAACTATCTCGTTCTGGTCTACCAGTTTTATTCGTGGAACTACATTAGATAATTCTATTGTTATAATTGATGAGTGTCAGAACTTAAACTTCCATGAGTTAGATAGTATCATCACTCGTGTAGGACAAGACAGTAAAATTATATTCTGTGGTGATGCAGCACAAACTGATCTACAAAAGATTAGTGAACGCACAGGCATCATTGATTTCCAACGTATCTTACAGAACATGGAAGAGTTTTCTATGATTGAGTTTGGTATTGAGGACATCGTTCGCTCTGGTCTTGTTAAGTCTTATCTTATTAACAAAATCAATCTGGGTTTATGAAACTCTTTAATCACGTAGGTGGCATAGATCCTATTGAGATGTCTGCTGAGATGGTAAATGGAAAACGCATGTACCTCACACCTGAGGGATATAAGTTTCCATCTGTCACTACAGTGATTAGTAACAATGCTAAAAAGAAAGCAAATATTGCACGTTGGCGTGCTAGAGTAGGAGAGGATAAAGCTAATGCTAAAACCACTCGTGCTACAGGTCGCGGCACAAAGTATCACTCTATTGCAGAGGATTATTTTAACAACGAATTAGACCTAAAAAAGTACAAGAAGTATCCACTTCCTGTGCTCATGTTCCACCATTCTAGGGATACTCTAGACCGTATAAATAATATCATCTTACAGGAAGCTGCGCTCTACTCCAAGCATTTAGAATTGGCAGGTCGCGTTGATTGTATCGCTGAGTTTGATGGAGTGCTGTCCATTATTGATTTCAAGACAGCAGAACATCCTAAGCGTGAAGAATACTTATACGACTACTTCGTTCAAGAAACAGCATACGCATGTATGTTGCAAGAAAAATATGGGATGACTGTTAAACAGCTCGTCACAATCGTTGCTTGTGAAAACGGAGAGACCCAAGTTGTAGTGCATCCTCCTAAGAAAGAATATTTTCTCACATTGATGAGCTACATCTCGGAGTATCAAGAACGGCATGGACAAGAAACAATTATTAGAGGATAGATTTATGACGTCTGCGAAGTTTTCGCAGGAGGTGGAGAAGATTGCACTACACAATCCAGAAATGAATTACATTGATTCTGTCATCCACTACTGTGAAGAGAATGAAATTGAATTAGATAGTGTAAACAAATTAATAAGTAAACCTTTGAAAGAAAAATTACGTTATGAAGCACAACAGTTAAACTTCATGAAGAAAACAAGTCGTGCTAAGTTAATGCTTGTATGAATGTCCTTACAATTGACTTAGATTATATGTCAACTAACTATGCCAAGTTAGTTGATACCATTTATAGTAATGACTTCGCTAACAAAAGGTGGGGAGAATTCTACAAGAATACTTACTATTCTGAGGATCATTTCAAAGTAAATATAGATAACTGGTTGTTCATCCTTGACGTTTATACAAAAGCATTAGCTGAGTGTAAAAACGTTGCCTTTGGATATGAACATGATAGTATTCTTTTTGATTTACAAGACGTTGATGAACAGATAAATATTTTAAATATTGATCAACATCATGATATATGTTATGTTAATGAACAATACAATGAAGTCATTGAATATGATATTGTTTCGCAAGCTGATTGGGTTTTGTGGTTAGTAAAGAATAAAAATCTTGCTAGTTACACATGGATCGGTAATCAAAACTCTACCCAACTAGACAATAATGTGGTACAATTAGATTGGAACTACAATTCTCTATTGAAAGAGAGTTTTAAACTAGATTCATATAAATTTGATTACATATATGTCTGTGCATCTCCACAGTATCTTGCTCCACATCATTGGTATTATTTTGATATAATGAAAATGTTATACAAAAACATATGTGGATTAGATCCCAAGATGCATCATGATAAATTTGGTTATGATGTTAAAAAGTTTTACAAGTACAAAGACAACAAGGTATGACCTTCTTTCAATCAGATATTATTAAAGGTGACATTCAAGAGATGTTAGAGTTGCAGCAGTTCTGTTTCAGATCTGCTATGAATTTTGTTCTTCTTGATAAAGATAGGAAGATGGAATACTTTGAAGCTCTAGAAAAATTAATAGACAAACAAAAGATATTCTATGCTCGTGCTAAACTGAGCGATGACCCTGAGGCAAAGTCAGTTGTTGACACAATGAAACAGGGTGTTATAATGTTAGGTGCTACACCTAACACAACTATTGAAGAAATGTTTGATGAACTCGTACAGAAAGTAGCAAGTATGAAAAAACAAACAGAGGCAGGGGGTTGACGCCCGTCCCCTTGCCTGTTATTATGTTTCAGTGATAGGGCAATAAACCAAATCTAAACTAATCTAATTAAATCCTATGTCATTCGCAGATCTAAAGCGTAAATCTCAGAACAACTTCTCATACCTTCAGAAGGAACTAGAGAAGTCATCCAGCGGTAAGAACGTTGATGAAAGGTTCTGGAAACCAGAGGTTGACGCTGCTGGTAACGGTTATGCCGTGATCCGATTCCTTCCTGCCACAGAAGGTGAAAGCATTCCTTGGGCAAAAGTGTACTCCCATGCCTTTCAAGGTGTTGGTGGTTGGTACATTGAAAACTCTCTGACTACAATCAACGAGAAGGATCCCGTTGGTGAGGTCAACCGCCGTCTCTGGAACAGCGGTGCTGATGAAGACAAAGAGACTGCTCGTAAACAGAAGAGGAAACTCTCCTACTACAGCAACATCTATGTCGTGAAGGATCCTAAGCATCCAGAAAATGAAGGTAAGGTATTCCTTTACAAGTATGGTAAGAAGATCCATGATAAGATCCTCGCTGCTATGCAACCTGAGTTCCAAGACGAGACTCCTGTCAATGTCTTTGACCTTTGGGAAGGTGCCAACTTCAAGTTGAAGATTAAAAAAGTTGCAGGGTACTGGAACTATGACAGTAGTGAGTTTGATTCTGTGTCTGCTCTTAGTGCAGATGATGATGAACTTGAAGCGATCTGGAAGAAAGAATACTCGCTAGAGGCATTCACTTCTAAGGATCAGTTCAAGACATATGAAGAACTAGAAAACAGATTGAATCTTGTTCTAGGTATAGGGCAACGTCCTGTTGCTCGTCCAGTTGATGAGTCTCTTGAAGACTTGAGTGAAGGTCTTGGATATGATCACACTGCTGATCGTTTCAATGAGAAAGCAGCAGCTCCTTCTCCTGTAAAGAAAGAAGCAGTTGTTGATGATGACGATGCGTTGTCATACTTCGCAAAACTTGCTGAAGAATAACTGAATGAAAAAATACCTTGAGGTATTTAAGCATCCACTAACCCAGATCAATGTAATGGTTCTGGGTTTTTTAATTCTTGTACAGATGATTCACACCAGAGCACATCATTCATATGAAGTTGATGTTCATGGCTATGTACATCAGTTCATAGAAAAGAATCCTGATGCTTGTCCAGAATCCGATTGGTGATTCCATAAAACTGCAAAAAAAATTCGGGCAAATTTTTGCCCGAAAAAGTCAACCAGTTTTCTTAAGACGCTGACTAATATAGTTGGCGTCTTTTTTATATAAATTCTTTTTCCTAAAGTCATCTACAAATGACTGGAAATAAGTAGGTCTAAGTAAATATATTTCTCTCTTCTTTTCATTCTCCCTGTAAAAATGTTCTGCAACTTTAACAGGACCGCAAATCTCACTACCATTTTTTATTGATACTACACCATCTATATTAACTTTGTGTTGTGCATTGTAAAATGCTTCATCAACACGTAGACCAGCAGCAAACTGACCAATCTTTATCGTTTCATAGTGATGAATTTCATTGTATGCATCATCATATTCTGACTCTAACACCTTACTAATTTCATAGTTAGTCAACGGCCAGTCATACTGTGCATTAACCATATTATTTGTCAATAGAATCACCCAGTCATAAAATACATCACCGTATGCTCTTAATGCCAGAGTATCAGGACGATCTCCATCTACGATTGCATATTTTTTAAAGAAGACAGCGTAAGAAAATAAATCATCATTTAATTTGTATCTACGAAAAAAATTCTTCGCAGTTACAAAGTCTGACTCTGAGAAAGGATAACTGATTGGTTTCTCATCATATTCTATGTTTGGTAGTAAGGAAAAATACATTAGAAACCTCTTTCTTTAATGTCTTCTGAGAATACAAGTTTTGTTTCCATGAAACTAATTTTTAATTCTGTAGCTACTGGACTACCCAAACCACCAGTGGAATCAAATGTAGCGTAAACATTATCAGGAGTATAGTTTACATTGACATCTGTGATAGCACACATCTTATATCTAGGAAGGTAATGATTTCTATTAGCACCTCTCATGAAATTAACAGCACATACTTTAGGAACTTGAATGAAACCAGCATCTAATGCATCATTCTGTTTATCAAAAACTTCAACACCTTCACCTAGATTATACTGAGGTAACATTGCCATCTTAAATATTCTAATAATAGCATCCATTCTTTGTACATCGTTCTCATCAAATGGTGTCATCTTAAATGTAAGATCAAACGTTCTTAGTTCCATACTTTGGAATAAAACTTCTACGTTTGGGTTTCTTGCAACTCCAGATATACCACCAAATAAATCACCTGCAGTGATAGTATCTCCTGTTATTTTTTGAGCAAGACCAGTGACAATTGAAGCAGCTGATTCTACCATAGATTTATCAAGAGCAGTATCTAGTGTGTCTCCTGCTTTTTTTAGTTTATTAATGTTTCCTTCTTGACCAGCAGCTGCAATTAATCCAGTGGTGATTTGTCCAAACTTTTTACCTTCCCATTTTGCAGAAAAAGCATCTTGTATATCTTGTGGCATATACATGATAATTTGTGGATATGCCTTGTCTTTAAAATACTCACCTGCGTATCCTGTAGCGTTGTAATCTCCTAGAGTTAGGTTAGCATATGATTCACCACCAACATCATCAACTGATTTTTTGTTTTGAAAAGGTGGTTTGTAATCATAGAAGTCAAACATTACAAAGTCTTCACCTTGATCAACTAACATATCATGAGGGAATCTAACAGAACCTGCTAGACCAGCTATTTGTGCACCATTAGCACCAAAGTCAGTTTTGATGGTGGTTGCTTCTTCTAATACAGGATTGTAATCTTCATAAGGAGGATTGTAACCATCTGGTTGATATTTTCTACCTTTAGGTTGAACAGTGCTACCAGTAGTCCAAGAACTTCCAGTCCAGATTTGATATCTAGTTCCTTTAGAGGTTTTCTTTGGTCTCCATTCTCCTATCTTTGGTGGTACTGCCATTAGGTTGCCATCTCTCTAGATTGTGTAGTGCCATAACCTCGGACAATTCTTTGTCCTCTGATTTTATCATAGAAGGTCTCATCGGTTTCTTTCCAGACATCTTCTTTTTTAATAGAAAATGACAAACCATTGATTTCTTTCACAAAATCTTCTGTAGGAAGAAGGATAGCAGTATCCCATTCACTTGCAGCTAGATCTAATAACAAACCTTCAACATGAGGCTGTAGGTATTTATGGAAGCACTTCTTAGGAAAGTCAATTCTACCTTGCATTAATTTTTTTGTAGCTTGAATTCTTTTCTTTGGTTTCAAGTAATGTAGGTTGAGTCCCCAGAACTCATTCCTACTTGACTTTAGGACATATACAAGTGGAAATTTATCAAAATAAGGCAAGTGTTTCATCTTTGCCTTGTATTCAAACATGTACATGTGACCTTGCACAGTATATCTACGGAGTTCATTGGCATCTTGCTCTTCTACAGCACCAATGTTGTCACTCTTCTCTTTTAAAATATACTTATTAAAATTTTTCTTATATGAACTAGCTTCTGCCTTTACTGCAGAACGATACCACGCTAGTGATTTCTTTTCTCCTGCAGTTTTGGCACTAATTTTTTCAAATAGTGTTGTTGCCATTTTTTCATACTCCTAAATGATCCTCGGTTAGTATTAAGAAATTCATCTGCCTATCTTCACAATACTCACGAGCAGCAGACCATTTAGTTTGGTTCTTTGCGTATGTTAATACTTCATTACGATACTTGGCAGTCTTTTTGTTTTTAACATTCGGTGGTTGTGTTTGCTTTTTGGGTTTTACTTCAATTATATACTTCGTGATCTTACCAGACTTTTCACGAACTTTGATCCAAAAATCTGGATAATATCTTCTTATTTTACCATCAGGTGCTCTGTATGGTATGATAATCTCTTCACTACCCCACTGTAATATAGATGGGTTGTTGTCACAGAAAACCATGAACTTTCGTTCCCAAAGTGATCTGTAAACAATATTTGTCGGGTTGCCACGATATTTCTGAGGATGTATTGGTTTATAAAACCCAGAATACGCCATAAATATAATTAGTCCAACATAGGTATTTAGCTTGGCATCCATCAATAATTTTTTAGCAACAATGAACGCTAATGGCGGTATGTCACTGGCAAACAGTTTTTTGGTGCAAATTATAGGAGAGAATGGTACACCAGACGAAAATAATATATTTGAGTTTTTATGTGATGAGGCACAACTTCCTAACGTACAAGCAGCAACTGGAACCATTGAAGGTAGATATGTAGGTGAGGGTCAAGTAAACTATCCACATACTCGTGTGTTTACAGAGGTTCAACTTGGATTTCAATGTGATGCCAATATGACACCATTAAAATATTTGAATAACTGGTATGGCACAATATTTAATGAACCTCCTGCAGAAGATGGTCAGACATTGGATGGTATATCTAGCACACCACTAGCAGCAAATAGAACTAATAAATTACAACTTCCAAAAAGTTATTGTAGAACAGTTAAGATTACAAAAACTGAAATAGGTCCTGAAGATGCACCACTAAGACCATCAGTGACATACTTATTAGAGAGAGCGTGGCCATTTGCTATTGATGCGGTTCCATTACAATTTGGATCTACTTTGTTGACAAAAGTTACATGTCAGTTGTATTACACTAGACATACGATACTTCATAACAACATCACACAATCTGTATAGACACAGCAAAATTGACTTTTTGATTCCATAAAAGCGGGAAAATTTTTTCCGCTATTTTTTTGTTTGAAAAGTCGCTAAATATAAATATGACCTTGGAGTAGATATTATGGCATTGCCAACCATGGATGTACCGACTTATGAGTTGGTAGTTCCTTCAACAAAGAAAAAAATTAAATTTCGTCCATTTTTAGTAAAAGAAGAAAAAATACTATTAATGGCATTGGAATCAGACGATGAGAAAAATATTAAAAACGCCGTATATGAATTATTAAAAGCTTGTATCACCACAAGAGTTAAACTTGAAAATCTTGCAAGTTTTGATTTAGAGTATATTTTCTTAAATATTCGTGCAGTTTCTGTTGGTGAAATTGTGCAAATGAATATTACTTGTCAAGATGATGAAAAGACACAAGTAACATATAATTTGAATCTTACCGAAGTTGATGTATTTTTTCCAAAAGGACATGATAATAAAATCATGTTAACTGATACTTTAGGTGTTATAATGAAATATCCTTCTTTTGACGGATTTATTCAAGGACAATTTACTAATGATAAAGAATTTGACGTAATTAAAGTTGTTGCAGAGTCTATTGATCAAATATTTGAGGGAGAGGAAGTATATGACGAATCTACTACTACTAAAAAAGAATTTGTTCAATTTGTAGAGAGTTTGACAAATTCACAACTAGAAAAAATACAAGAATTCTTTGAAACTTCTCCTAGACTTGAGCATAAGTTTAAGGTAACTAATCCGAATACTGGAAAAGAATCAGAATATACTCTGAGAGGATTGCAAAATTTTTTCGGATAGCCCTCTTTCATAATACGCTAGAGGGGTATTACAAGACCAATTTTGCTTTGATGCAACACCATAAATACAGTTTGAGTGAAATTGAAAATATGATCCCATTTGAAAGACAAGTATATGTCTCATTATTAATGCAATACTTGGAACAAGTTAAAACCGAACAAGAAAAACAAAAAAGGTAATGGCAGCAGGAACCGTAGCATATACTGATACCACGGGTAATAAAGATTATCTTGGTATGATTGCAAGTCAAATTGGAAGACGTCTTAAAGAAGCTTCCGATATGGCGTCAAATGAACGTGCTTATGCTGAAGGACAAGCAGAAACTGGTGGAACATCTTTATCAGAAGCAGGAATAGGTAAAGGATATTTTTTTAGGAGAGCCCTTGGTTCAAGATTTGGCGGTGATGCAATCGCTAGAACTAAGGGCAGAATGGGTATTGGTGGTGCTGGAACAGACCCTACAGGAAATTTTAAAAGTAGATTTCGCGGTGGATTTGACTACAATGTAGTTAATGAAATTCAACAATCTACACTACCGTTATCAAGTGCATTATCTGCAGGACTACGCGGTGTAGAAAGTGGATTAACAGAAATATCACAATCACTGAATGAATTAAATCGTGGAATTAACAACTTAGCTGCAGCACAGGCAGATGCAGCAAAACAAGCGATATTGAACGGTGCATTTATGCAAGCGTTCCTAAACCACATGCAGAGAGAGGCAGCTCGTAATCGTGCTCGTGCAGAGGAGAGAGGATTAGAACGAGGATCATTCTTTGGTGGTAGCGGTGGTACAGGACAAGGAATAATGGGTGGTCGTGGAATGATTAATGTCACACCTCCCAAGGCATCTGCAGCAGGAGGATCTGCTGATGTATTAGGAGCAGCTACAAGTTTTGGTACTTCTCAACTTTTAGGTAAGAATACTAAAACAGTTAAAGGAATTAAGAAGACTGCACAAGCTGTTGCTAAAACAGGACCAGGTGCTGCTAAAGCTGTTAAAGCAACAAAATTATTACCATCAGGATCAGCAAAAGTCACAAAAGGTGTTGGTAAACTTACAAAAACAGGAGGAAAAAGGGTAATAGCTACAGCTTCAAAATTAATAGGTGTAGAACCAACCAAAAAACTCCTAGAAGGCACAAAGCAAATTGCAAAAAAAGCTAGAAACATTCCAGTTAGAACTCTTGCGGGTGCAATGTTAGGTGCGAAGAGAATGAATCAAATGAACCCGTTAGCTAAAATTACTGATTATGATAAAATGATTAATGCTTTGGATATTGATGACATGGCGGAATTTGTAGCTGGAAAAAGTGATGAGGCATTGAAACTAGGTGAAAACTTTGTAAACATGAAAATGTTTGGAAAAGGAACAGCAACCAATGTAGATGAAGCTGCAAAATTATATGCATCACTTTTAGATGGTTCAATGCTAGGTAAACCACTTGCTCCAAAAGTAGCAGAAGATCTTATGAAAAATTATGTAAGTCCTGATGTATTTGGTAAATTTAGCAGAGCTGCGAATCAACCTATAAAACAAGCAATGAAGGGTACTTTTACACATAAGATGTTAAAAGCACCTGGCATTCCTAAAGCAATTGCATCAGGAGGAGCAAAGACAGCTGCAAAAACAGGAGGAAAAGCACTTCTTAAATCGGGTCTTAAAAAAATTCCCGTTATTGCTGGTCTTGCTGGTATAGCATTCGGTATTCAACGTGCAATGGAAGGAGATTTAATGGGTGCTGGTCTTGAAATTACATCTGGTATCCTTGGTGCAACTGGTGTAGGTGGTGGTCTTGGATTAGCAATTGATGGATTCTTGCTTGGTAGAGATTTGGGTATGATGCCATTGAAAGATGGTATTCTTGCAAATGCTGCTCTCCCTGCGATATTTGGAGAAGCAGGAAAAGAAGCTGCCGTTCCTTTAGAGGGATCTGAGGGAGAAATTGCTGGTTCTGTATTTGGTAATGCTTCTGCAGAATCACTTGTTAATTTCTTTGCAAAAAGAACAAATAAAGGTGCATTACCAAAAAGTTTACTAGAACTATATCCAAATCTTGATCCTACTAAAGCTCGTGATTACATGAAGTTGAAAAGATTGATGAGAGAAGTAGACTTAACTTATGCAAGAACTAACGATCCTAATGAAATGTCAAATAGATTGAACAATACTTCTGCAAAAACAGGTATGGGACAACTGATTGCCTCAACAACTGTTATAAACAATAATTACGCTGTTGCTCAAGGTGGTTCTGGTGGAGAATCTAGTGACTCTAAATTCCCAACAGGATTTGCACCTTATAATGTTCAATATAGTTTAGCGAGTAAATAATGGCAGAACAACATTCATCTGAAGCAAAACTAGTTAGATGCATTATATCTAAAAATGGTCTTAAAGGGAGATCTTTAGGTTCTGATATGCTTGCTGCGTTTGATGTATTTGAAAGTATTGAATCACCTTTTATGGCAGGATCTTTAACTATTAGTGACTCAAAAAACTTTATAAATGACTATCCCATTGAAGGTGGTGAAACCATTCAAATGGAATTAAAAAGTACTTTTAGTGACATACCAATTAAATATAACCTTGTCATTGCCAAGATTGGAACTAGGATTATAAAAAATAAAATGCAGGTATATGACTTAATATTATGTTCTCCTGAGGCTTTGATTAATGAAAGTCTTAGAGTACAAGATTCTCTTTCAGGAAATCCTGAGACAATAGTTGAAAAGATGTTAGGTGATGAATATCTAGGTTCTACAAAAGAATTTTTCTCAGAACCATCTAGATTTGAGATTAAACTAATTCCTAATAGAACTAGACCATTTGATATTATTGCAATGCTTCTTAAAAAGTCTGTTTCCTCAAAAACTACTTACACAGGAAAAAAGTATCCAAAATACGAAGAGAATAGACAAAATAGACCTAATTCAAATAGCAAACCAATAAAAGGTAGTGCTGGATTCTTTTTCTGGGAAACACGTAGAGGATATAACTTCTTTTCTATTGATGCACTATGTGATACATCTGAAAATGGAAAATTTATATTTAAAGATAAGAAAGAAGGTGATAAAGAATCAAGACCAAGATTACAAACACAAGCATGGGGTCCTTATATAGAAACTATTGCTAATACTCAAGCATCTGGAGATCAAAGATTTATAATCTCAGACGCTATGTTTACGTCAGAGATTGATTTGATGTCTTCATTAAGAAAAGGAAAATATTCTTCTCTAATAGTTTTCTTTAATCATTCTACAGGTCAATATGAGGAATACACCTACAAAATTAAGGATAGTTATGATAATATGGCACACTTAGGTGGACAAGATGCTATCTCATTAGTTCCTGCTAATCAAGTTGAATTATCTAATTTTCCAACTAGAGTTATGTCTATGATTTTAGATCACGAATCGTGGTATAATAAAGCAGGTATTGGTAATCCAGATGATGCCAAAGCAACAGATCCAAATAAATTTGCAGATTGGCAGAAGTATTATATGGCACAAGGAATAGCAAGAGCTGAGTTATTGAAAAATCAAGAGGCAAAAGTAAATATTCCTGGCAACCCTCTTATATGTGCAGGTGATAAGATTGATCTTAAAATTCAAAGCAAGTTAGCAGATAAGTTAAGAAAAAAACAACCTTTTGATTTAGAAACTAGTGGGGTATATCTTGTTAAAGAAATAAGACATTTGTTTAATTTTCTTGACGGAAACAACGGAACTTGCAAAACTACGCTAGGATTGTTTAGGGACTCTTATGGAGTCAAAGAAGTCCCTTCCAATCACGGCAATAAATAAATCAAGGAGGTACTATTCATGGAAAGTATAGAAAAACACATTGCTTTAGATAAAAAGATTGTAGAAGATCCCTTAGCAAACCCTGCAGCACGCAGACATGCAAAGGAAGAACTTCATGAACTTGAAGTTTATGCAGAGCATCATAAAGAAGAAATAGAAGCAGGAGATCATCATGATCCTAATGCACTAGAACTATTTTGTGAGATGCACCCTGACGAACCAGAGTGTTTAGTTTACGACGACTAATATGGATGATGCATTATCAAGACTTATGCCAACCCAGAGAATCGGACAAGACGGTTTTCATTGGTGGGTAGGTCAAGTAGAAGGAACCGCCAGCGATGAAAAAAACAACAAAGGCGGATACCGTTATAAGGTAAGAATCGTAGGAGATCACCCTGAGTCAAGGGAGATTCTTGATACGGATGCTTTGCCTTGGGCTACTGTGATGATGCCAGTTAATGTTCCCTTCATGCCTGGTAATATTGGTGGAGGTCATCCACAATTAGTTAAGGGATGTTGGGTAACAGGATTTTACTTAGATCATGAGAGACAAAAACCCATTATTATGGGTTCTATCGGTGTTGTGCCAGGTGCAACTTCTACAATTAACAATGTAGATCCTAGCGATAGTAAAGCATTTGTAACAGGTATAAGAACTGGAAATTTAGCTCCTAACCCTGCTACAGATGGTGTGGAAGGAAAGGACGGAACTGCTAAAACTGGTGGTGGACTCTCTGATGGAACAACCATAGAAGAAACAGGTGAAGAAAGAGTAGATACAGGAGACAAGAAAAAAGAAGTAATTAATGACGAAGATTGGTGTCAGACTGTAGCAGACACTTGTGATGAAGTTGATCTAAAAACACAAACAAAAAATATTCTTGCTCAATTTTTGTATGATGTTCAAAACAGCAATGGAAATATTGGCACATTCTATGCCGATAAAGTAACAGGTGAGGTAAATGATTCGTTAAAAGTAGCAAGAAAGTATGTAAACAAATTAGTCAATGTTATAACAGAATTTCTTGGTAAAATTAAAGGGTATATTACAAGCAAAATTCAAGATGCTGTTGAAAAATTAGTAAAAGCTGTATTAGCACCTAATGAAACTGGAAATGTATTAACTCCTGTTACAGAATGGTTTAATAAAATTCTTAAGGATCTTGGATGTCAGATGGCAGATCTAGGTGATAGATTGATTGCATGGTTGACAAATCTTTTAATGAATTATGTTATGTCAATTTATCGTGCTGCTATTTGTCAGGTTGATGAGTTGGTAAATGGAATTATATCAAAGATTCAGCAGTTAATGAGTGACTTACTCACTAGCATTTTAGGACCTCTTCAAGACATCCTTGGTGCTATTGCTGAACCACTTAATATGATTGGAAATGCAATTAACTACATTCTTAGATTGTTAGGAATTTCTTGCTCAGGACCTGATAAAACATGTGCAAAGTATAAAGAAGTATGTACAGATGGTGAAAAGAAAGAAAAAGGAGATGATAAGGACTTCTTAGATGGATTGTTAGAGAGTATTGATAACCTATTTGGTGATACTCCTGCAGATTACACACAGTATGTTTGTGAAGAAGCATACACAGGACAACCATTGGCAGTTACAACGATTGGATTTATTGGTGGAGTGCCATTACCACCTGAGGATAAACCAAAAATAGTATATAATATTGATAGTATTGAAGTTACTGAGGGTGAGACTGCAAAATTTACTGTAACAAGAACTGGATTTACTGAAATAGCTTCTTCTGTTGAATTTAAGACACTAAAAAGTCAGGGAACTGCAACTGCTGGTACAGATTATCTTGCTGTAGATGATATCTTAGGATTTGCGCCTGGCGAAACAGAAAAACCTATTGAAGTTCAGACTTTTAAAGATGATACTAAAGAATTTCCAGAAACTTTCTTTATTAGACTAACCACTAACTCTCCAGTAAATGATAGTGAAGTAATTACAAATTACATTAATAATATTGGTAAAGGTACTATTGTTGAGAAAGATCTAAAAGAACCATATGATCCATATATTACAGAACCTGTAGATCCATTTGAACCAATTCCCGATGCTCCTACAGATACTCTTCCAACTGATCCTAATGTGACAGATGATGGAACTGGTGATGATGGAACTGGTGATTCTCAAGAAATTACATATACTGTTACTGCAAATAGACCTACATGTCCTGAGGGAGAGTTTATCATATACACAATTACTACAACAAATCTATCTAATGGATCTATCGCATACTATAATTTAAGTGGAGGAGGTATTACTGCTCTTGATATTGTAGGAAATCAACTTAGTGGAAGTTTTATTATCAATGATAATACAGCAAACGTAACAGTTGGTATTGCAGAAGATAATAAGATAGAAGATGTAGAGACACTTACTTTCAGTATTACTGGTCAAGGAGCATCTGTAGACGTATTGATCACAACAGATGATGATCAAACTATAGAAGACTTTGATAATGGACTTGGTGATGTACCAGAAACAACACCCGAACCATTTACACCACCTACTGCAAAACCACCTATTACTGATGATAATGGTGGTATTATTGAGATACCTATTGATAATCCTGGTTCACCATGGGCAGAACCACCTATTGTTTTTGTTGGTGGTGAAGGATCAGGAGCTACAGCAGTAGGACTATTAGATGGAAATGGATTCCTAACAGAAATTAGAGTTCGGTCATCTGGTTTTGGATATAAGTTGAATCGTGCATCAGACAATGACGTCAGATGTATTATTGATTCTTTCACTATTCTTAGACCTGGCATTGGATATACTAGTGTTCCTGACATGTATGTGAATGGAGAACTAGGAATTGCTGAGGCAGTTATTGATCCTAATACTGGATTTGTGATTGGTGCTCGTATATTAAATAGAGAACTTACATTTGATAGATTTCCTGCAGTAGATATTGTAGGTGGTGGAGGTTATGGTGCTAGATTACTACCATCTCTAGCATGTCTAGAGACAGACGCACTATCTACTATTGGTTCTACCAAAATTGGTACTGGTAAATATATTGATTGTCCATAATGTCAAAAGTAAAACCTGCTAAAACGTATCCTGATACTATATTCGGTCAAAAAACTCCTGATGAAGCTCAGAATTTGGTTAACGGACCGCGATTTAATACTTGGTATAAAGGGTGGTTTACTAGATCTGAAATATATGAAAGGATGATGCCTGACGGACTAACCTCTGCATTGAGGATTGAAGGTCCTGACTCAGGTGGTGCTGCAATAGTAATGAATAGTAAGGGTAATATTAAGTTAATTACAGGAAAATCAACCGATGTTGCTGGTAGTGGAACATTAGATATTAATACACAAGGTTCTAACCAACTTCATAATGGCAGAACAAATATTCAATATAATGAGGGTGGTACTGAAGGTGATAAGCAAGCACTTAACGTTCTTTGTTATGGTGATCATATAGAACAAGCAATGGGAAGTAAGAGACAGATTAAAGCATCAAAAATAATAATCACTGCAACAGAAGAACTTGTATTGGAAGGACAAAATATTAGTATAAATGCACAGGGTGATCTTCAAATGGCAGCTTCATCTTTTACTACTGCACAGGTGAATAAAAAAGATATTGTTATAGGTCAGAATATGAAGTTTGGTGCTGGTGAGGACACTGATTTGCAGTTTGATCCTAGAGCATCTAAGGTCATCTTATCACCTGGCAACGTTTCTCATACAATCGCTGGTGCATATAAGATTAAAAGTTTACGTCGCATGGAAGTCAATGCTGTCGCTGGATTGTTTATGAGCACTGCAGCAACAGCTACTCTCCAAGGTTTGGCAGGAATGATAGTCAATGGTCCTGGCGGTATGAATCTTAATGCTGCTAAAACCACATTTAAAACTGCTGATTTTGATGTTACATCAGCAAAAACTAATTTCATAACTGCTGATTTTGATGTTAACTCTTCTAAAATTGACTTTACTGCTCTTCCAGGAGACGTTTCTCTTACAGGTACTAGTGTTAAACTTAAGTCTCGTGGTGAAGGAAAAATTTATCTTAACTAACTATGATTTTTTGGATCGGATTTTTTATCATGTTCTTCAACGAAGGTTTCGTTATGATGAGACATGTATCGCCTTGGGCTGCAAACCAAAGGCAGAATTTAATAGACAAATATGGTCAGGGATGGCAAACATTCCATGGTATGCTTGATTACTTATGGGTGATATTTACAATCCTAGGATTTATATTTTCACCTAACAGAGGAAGTCATCTATATGTCTTCATCGCTTTCTGGGTCATGTCTTTCCTATTAATATACCTACCTAAGATAAGAGGGGTGTATCTTAACCCTCAAGGCACGAGATAAGTAAAACTTATATTGCTGGTAAGGTATCCTGATATACAGAAGGTTGACAATCTAAAAAAAGTATTATAATATACTATCACACAGGATCCGAAAGATCGTAACCCTGCGTAAAGACTCACATGTCGGTGTAGTCTAACATCCGTGGGAAAGTAATTCTACGAGAAAACAAAAACAAAAATGATCAAAACAACAATCGCAGCATTAGCTGCAACTCCTCTTCTATTCTCTGGTGCTGCGTTTGCAGGTCCTTACGTTAATGTAGAAGCAAGTGGTTCATACCC